TGTCAGATGGATGTACTACACGAGATAAGCACAGACGATGACACCGAATACGAATGGATCTTAAAGATTGCCAGAATGAACGAACGATTGGGCATCGAGTTCTATGATGGATATCCGCTGACAAATATGAAGGCTGGTGATTTATTGGAAGAACTGGTAGGGTGTAAATACGTGACTACTAAAGAAGATATAACAAAATACAGAGAGGCTCGAAGAAATACGGTGACTTACACCAGATCGGATGGCAAACAGGCACAGAGTTATACTACTAAAGGTCAAGCGATTATAGCTGAACTTCACAGACAGGCAGACACAGCAAGAGCCGAGAGACACAGACAGACTATAAAAAAGATTGCCAGACAGAAACAGCAAGAGATTGACTTACAAGATCCAGGTAGAGCAGACAAGTTAAGAAAGCAGACCACGGATTTATTGTATGCCGATTTATTGGCTGGTGCTATAGCGTGGCAGGAATATAACCAGATGATGTATGACATACACGGAGGTTATGAGGCTTGGACAGAGACAAAGCCTCAACTATTGATTAGAAAGGAAAAGTGATGAAAGATATATTATTAGAGCATCAAGAGAACTGGAGGTATTGTAGAGTTAGAGCAGGAGAAAAGAAGCCATATCCAGCAGATTGGCAAAATAATCCGCTACGATTACACGAAGTAGATAGTGCGAATATTGGATTGATACTGGGACCCAAGGGCAACGGTGTATGTGCTATTGACTTCGATGGTACAAGTGCCTGGCACTGGATTGAACAGCAGGGTGTTCGGAGAAGCGGACTGCGAAGTATAGCGTGGAGTTCGGGCAAGACTGATAGATGCCAAATGGCGTTTATAGTGCCTGAAGAGTATTGGGATGTATTAAAGACCAAGAAGGTCACTACAGCAGACAGAGAAGGCTTCGAGTTTAGATGGGCTGGCGGACAGAGTGTATTACCACCAAGTATTCATCCAGACACTAAAGAACCTTATTACTGGATTATACCACCTGCCGAAATGATTGGCGAGAACTGGAGAGACATTGAGATAGATGTTATACCCGAAGATTTATTGACGGTATGGCTGACACTGATAGCAGAAGAAGGTCACAGAGACATAGACACTGAACCTGAAGTGATATTGGATGATTTAACTGATGCTGAGATTAAAGAAGTAGAACAAGAGTTAAACGAACTTAAGCAAAGAAAGCCGACATTAGCGTATGATGACTGGAGAACGGTATGCTGGGCTGTAGCACATCATATCGGCAGGGGTGCGGCAAAGATAGTGATCAATAACTATTACCCCGAGCAGAAGCGAGGGGAATATGATTTACTATTCAAGACCTGGAACAAGGGCAAAAGCCCGACACTGGGCAGTCTAAAGTTTATAGCAGGTACAAGCAAGCATCAGCGAGAACTATTAAGAAAGGTGGCACACGAAGTGACTTACCAAATATATAAACAAAGGAGAGCAGATGGAATACAATGAGATATTAAAAACAATGACGCCAGAACAAATAGCGGCATTCGCGGCAAATATACCTAAAGGTGTAGCGTTCCCGAAAATGAATAACCAAAGACGACCAAGTCAAACACTGGATAACTATCAAGCATTATTCGATCACTATGGCGTGACCATAAAGTATAATGAAATGAGTAAAGAAACAGAGATACTGGTGCCTGGTTATCCAACTGGAGGTGCGTTATATAATAACGCTGTTATTGCTAAACTGCGTGATTTATGTTATCAAAATGATTTTACACCAACTGAACTGGACAAATACATAGAGATTGTAGCAGAAGAAAACAAATATCATCCTGTTAAAGATTGGATAGATAATATAGAATGGGATGGCAAAGATAGATTGCCAGAATATTACGGCAGTATTATTTTATCGGACTTAAATCCGATGAAAGAAGTGATGATGAGAAAATGGGCATTGAGTCTGGTAGCGGCATTATATCATCCGAACTTTAGTTGCGAAGGTGTATTGACGTTCTCGGGCAAGCAGGGACAGGGCAAGACTATCTGGGTTGAAGAGCTTATACCACCAGAATATCATAATGTCTGGAACAAAGATGCGGTGACACTGGACGTGAATAACAAGGATAGTTTATTTAAGGCATTGAGTTATTGGATAACAGAACTGGGAGAACTGGACAGCACGTTTAAGAAATCGGATATTGAAGCATTGAAAGGATTTATTACAGAGAAGGTTGATATGATCAGAAGTCCGTATGACCGTAAAGCAAATAAGTTCCCAAGACAGACCGTATTTTATGCCACGGTGAATGATGATGAGTTTTTACAGGACACACAGAACAGAAGATTCTGGGTATTGGCTATCGAAGACTTTAGTCTGGGAGGCATTGATGTTGGGCAGTTCTGGGCACAGATCAAGCAAGAGTATCTAAAAATCCGAGACAAGATTGGCAGCGGAGCACAGCGTAAGAAAAATGATGAGTATGGTTGGTTTATGTCACCCAGCGAACGCCAGATTATGGCACCATTACAAGAAAGTTTTAAGAGTGTAGATCCCATTGAAGAAAAAATATCGGTGACGATAAAGCCATTGGCAGAAACTGGACATAACAGAGATTGGGTGAATTGTACAGAGATTCTGGAACGATGCGGATATATGCGACCAAGCAAACGTGATTGTCACGCGGCAGGTAAAGCGTTGAAAAAGATGGGATTTATTCCAGACAGAACCAAAAAATATGGAGTAGAGTTCTACTCGAATGGTAGTTGGTCGATGGCTGGCAGCGATAACATATCAGTTAAACTGGTAGATAAACTCAGAAAGTAGTAGCAGATAGTAGCAGATAGTGGCAAGATGGTAGCGGTGAAATCAGCATTACAGGTATCGCAAATACTGGTTGCTACTATGTGCTACTATATAATACAAATATATAAAGATTTATATATAATATTACATATAGTAGCAAACGAGAAAAAGATAGTAAAGTAGTAGCAGATAGTGGCACTAAACAGAAACAAGGAATAAATATATGAAAGGAAAAGAGATGAAGAAAACAAACAAAACAAACGAAATAGCCAGGTTCAGGTTATTCAGTCAAGAATGGAATGTCAGATATGGCAGAGAAACAGAACTGGATGACGAACTGGGATTATGCTTACCAGATAGACGCGAGATACTTATTGACGAGCATCAAAACACGGATAGTAAAAAACACACGCTTACACACGAACTTATACACGCTGTTGAGCAGAAACTATTATTGAACTTAACAGAAAATCAGGTTGATTTATTGGCACTGGGATTATTGGATCTGTTCAGGAATAATCCACATTTAATGGTAGTGTTCGAAGAAACTGGAGTATGGGAGATTAAAGCATATGCGTGAAACACATAGAAGTATAGGTGAATGGGACTGGAACAGCGAAATACTATGGAAAAAGATAATACAGACAGATGACGAAAGTTGCTGGACCTGGATTGGTAGCACTGGTCCACAAACGAACTTATTCGGAGCACGACGAAACGGAAAACCACAAATGACACAGGCACGAAGAATATTATATAGAGATGTATATGAAGAAGACTGCGATGACAAACAGATTAAGATGAAATGTAAAAATGCTTATTGTATGAACTGGCATCACTTCGAGACTACACCGAATCAAAGACGCTATTACAAAGATGGAGTAGAGCGAGGCAAGCGAGAACAGATAGATCCAAAAGCAGGATTACAACGAGCGAAACTTAAGAAAGTATTAGCAGACTGGGAACAAGGAGAATAAAATGAGCAGACCAAAACCAAAAGTATTACATTCGATCGAAGTAGGAGATGGTACTATCTGGGAGATATTAGAAGCAGAGGCTTACTACGCGATTACTTACGAAGGCAAGCCTGTAGGCATTAGAATAACACAGAGCAGTATGACAAACAACGAACACTTATATAAAAAACTGAGTTATACGAATCTGGGCAACGCAAGAGCACAGGTAGCAAAACTGAACTATAGATTTAAGACTACAGGATTCGACTTAATGATGATTGAAGTATAAAATGGTAAAACTGACCATTGACTTATTATTGGATTAGTGTATAATAACAGAATAGTAGGATAAATACTATTGTAGAACATAACAAAGAAAGGGACTACAAAATGACACAACTAAACTTAACAGCGATCAAGGCTATGGCGATAGCAACAGCATATTACCAACGCGATTGGATACCTGGAACAAGCATTGAAGAAGTATTCGATGACTTTAACGGAATACGAGAGCAGGCAGAAGATAACTTACGCTGGGCGAAAGTAGGTGGGTATATTACTGAAGCAGATATAGCAGAAGCGTTATGGGGTATGGACAAAGACGAGTATCTGGATTGGAAAGAAGAGATGGGAATAGATATGACAGACAACGAAATGATGAACGTGATACACAACGCTTATTAAACAGAAAGGACACGGATATGACACAGATTTACTTACAACTTACACGCAACAGAACTGGCGAGGTAGCAACGCTACGATTAGAAACAGCACTGGAACTTATTCGAGAGTATGACAAGAAGCAACGCTTTATGAATATGCTGGGACAAGAGACTTACTGGAAGAAGAACAGACTTACACTATGGAAGCAGATAACTGACAACGAAATACAGGAAGAAGAAAAAACTGAAGTAGCAGAACTTAACAAAATCAACAGGAGTGTTAGAGACAAGATAATAGGCGGACTGATTATGGTGGAGTTCGAGCACACAGAATATATGCTGGATAAAATAGCATATCGAATGGAAACACATTACGCAGAGAAGTTCAAGATACGAGAAGAACTGGCAGCACTGAAAGAAGAACCAAAATACTTTAGTCATCAAGAAGATTATAACTATGACTACAACACAGGCAGAGGTAAATCTTTAAGGTCAAGACGCATTATTACGCAGAATCTGGTAGTTAGACACGCAGATATGGAAAACTTTAACAGAGAGATGACAGCACTATACGACAAGTACGCTGTCAAAGATTCTACTAAACTACGCAAAGGTAAAAGATACTTCGATGTAAATGAGTTAGCAAAACGATATTACAGAAAATACTATAAAATGGGCAAATAGATTATTGACTTAAGAGTAGATTAGTGTATAATAACAGAATAGTAAGGTAAATACTATTGTAGAACATAACATAGAAAGGGAACTACAAATGGCGAAGAAACAAAACAAAACAAACCAGGCATTCGGATTACTATTCGGAGCAGAAGAACAACAGGCTACGGTTAGAGTACAAGAACTATTCGAACGCAACACACAGGCAAAAGAGTGTTATCTGGTAGTCAAAACTGGCAACAGCGGAACAAAGATCAACGACTTATATAACACAACGATATGGAACGAAGGCAAAGAGATTAAACTGGCTGGACGACACAGACTACAAGGTCCGTGGTTAAGAAGTATTACAGATCAACTTAAGCAAAGCGGTATTACTGGCACGGTTAGTATCTTTAATCATACTATCGAAGACGCAGAAGAACTTATCAACGAACATCAAAAAATGATGATTAAGTTAGCAAAGGGAGTAGATTGGAAGGTAGTAGCAAGAGTAAATCTCGAAGAGAAAGAACTGGATGGTCTTATTAAAACTTTAGGTGTAGAGAACTTCGAGAACGAGTTAGCACAAAGCAGAGTTAGCGGAACTTACAACGCTTACAGACATACAAAATACGACAAGTACAAAACAACAAGCAACTATCAAAACAACAAACTTATAAACGAGTGTAGATTAGAATACAAGAAAAGACAGGCAGACTTTATCGGACAACGGTTAAGCAAGTACATAGAAATATTATAAATGGACAAATACACTATTGACATAGTATAAATAGAATGCTATAATAAATACATAGAAGGAACAAACACTATGAACACTTATGAACACATACGCTGGAACAGAAACTTTATTATATATTATACTAAAAGAAGTAGCAAGCATCAAATAGACTACGAGTGTATAGTAAATGCTAAAACATTAGATGACGCAAAAGAAGCATACTATGAACAAGTATATGATGACAACGACGACGTTATGACTGGTGTAGGTGAGATAAAACTTACGAACAAACAAATAGTTAAAAACGAAGTATATGAGTTAGTTATAGAAGAACTATTCGGCACTCGAAACTTCGGATACAAGGTAGATTTAGCATATGAATATGATGACCAAGATTTATATGATGACGAAGTAGAAGTTATAAACGCTATGAAAGGAGAAGGCATAGACAAGATTATGATGGAACACGAAGCATATAATAGATATATGAATACAAGAGAATCAAAATAATCTAAATGAGAATGATTCTCATTACGCAAACAAGGCAAGGGCGAGGACGCTACAAACACGGTGCTACACGATAAACAGAATGAGAAGATAAATAGATACAACATAGAAACAAAAGGAGAACACTATGAAACAAACTTATAAACAATGGCTGGCAGAATGTCTGGACAAAGACGAAGATGAGATAACAGGATTAGATATGGACGCAGACAGCAGAGCGATCTACGATAATCTTTATAGTGAGTATCACTTTATGATGATGATAGAAGACGATCATCAGCGGTGTAGAACAGCGTTCGATTAAGACACGCTGGTACACGCTGTAGGATCGCGACAGACATCGCGGTGCATCAGCGTGGCTAAACAAAATGGACAGATTGCTTATTGACAAGGTGTTAGAATCGTGTATAATAATAGAATAGTAGGATAAATACTATTGTCAACAAAGGAGATATACGATGACACAATATGATGAAGATGAATTTATAATGGTAGAAGAGACACCAACACCGATGGCAACGGTTTACCTCCAGGGTGGTTATGGTCCAACAACTTTTAACGTGGGGCAAGTGGTCAGAGTCACAGCCAAAAATATTTGGGTAGATACAACTCAAGGTGAATTTTATTTTCGCAAAGGCATAATGAGATTTACGCTCAGGAAGAATGGACAATACGCATCAGTGGACAATGGTGATCTACAATGGTTATACTTTGAACCAGATCCTTTGGTCAAGTTTGTCAGCAACGGATTATAACATAGCACACGGTGCATCAGGTTTGGGAGAACCTGTTAGCACCGTGAAAAAGCAGAGGGACCTTTTCGATTTAACACCATTCTTCGAAAAAAAAACCCTTTAAAATCAACAACTTACGCGAACAAAAAAACACTTTTTTCGCGAGTGGCTACTACCCCCTTACCGAGCATAAAAACGTGCTCAAAACAGGGGTTATTTTTCGGCAGCAGGATGCTTGACACTATGACTAAATAATAGAATAATACTGGAAAACCAAGATGGCACAAATCAAAAACCCATTAGACGAAGTACGCATACCCTTCGCCAAGATGACATTCACTCCCGACGTTCCTTCAACAGCGTTAGGACCCAACGAATACAACATCGGACTTAATGTCGAGACAGACGTTAGAGGCATACGCTCGGTAGCAGGTGAGCAAGAGTTCTTCTCAGCCTTAACAGGCACACCAACTTACATCAGTGGTGGATTCAGAGCAGACACATTCTTTTGGTTCATCGTGGCAACAACCGAAGGTAAATGGTGGGCAACATACAACGGAACCTGGCAAGACATAACTCCAACAGGTGGAGACTTTACACAATACACACAGGCTACCAACATCACAGAAGCTTGGAACGGAACCGTGCCGTTCTTCAATGACACGGTGAATCCGCCAATGGTATGGCTGGACGGTGATGCCAAGATGACACTATACAGCAACGTCTTACCAACAGGCATAGATGACATCGTGTATGCCAGTCCAACAACACAGCGAGCCAAGTATAACTACTGGAGAACTTTAGCAGACACTACCATAGTTCCTGGCACTGGATTAAACGGTGCTCCTGTAGGTTCAGGCTTACTAACCATAGGAACATATTTGGATGGTGCTACTTTAGAAGTAGGTCAGTACGTGGTAGCAACAAACTTATACGGCACACCCAATACCAATTTCGCTTATGGTACCAAGATTACTGCCAACATCTCAGGTAGTGGCACAGGATCAACGTGGATAGTAAATATATCACAGACTGCCACAGCAGGCACAGGCACAGACCAATGCGTCTGCGGTCCATATCCTGCCATACCTTACAACCCTGGAGACAAGATAGTCATCAGTGGAGTCAATGGTGTATTCAACGGAACATTCACGGTGGCTCCAAATCCTGGTCCAATTTTAGCATCTACACTTTATAGTGTCAGGTATCTGGCTGTGCCAACAAGTGGTTATCCAGGAGGTGGAAGTGTAGCACCATTATACTCGTGGAACTATAATCCATACTGGAGCAAGTATCACGCAGACTGGATGCGTATGTATTCAACTCCCAATGTAGGATCAATACTGGTAGCAGGCAACCTTACAGCAACCAACTCAACTACTACAGCAACAGAGTTATATCCAGTGACTATACAATGGTCGCAGGCTTTTGGTCTTAACCAAGCACCCTTGACCTGGGAACCTACTATTACCAACGTAGCCAACCAGTTAGAAGTTCCGCTACGAGGTCCAGCGTTAGACGCATTTCCCAGCAACGGTAAATTCTTTTTATGTTCATACTGGGACACGGTGGTATTCAGCCCACTAAATTACTCAACAACTTCAGCACCTATCTTGGGTGTAAGTTTATATAATCAAGGCAGAGGATTACTCAGTTCAAACTGCTGGGCAAACACAGACAAGTTAGTCTATGGTATTGATGCCAGAGATATCTGGGTATTTGATGGACAAGACTTTCAAGGTATTGGTAATCAGCGTGTTAAAAATTGGTTCTACGATCAGTTAGATCCACAATATTACAACCGAGTGTTTATGGAAGCCAACAGCCAAAAGAACCAGATTGAGATTTATTATCCAGACCGCACCGCAGTCAATGGTGTTCCCAACAAGATGCTATCATACAGATATGATATAGACTGCTGGAACGCACCCAGAGATATATCGAGTGCCACTATGGGCTGCGAAAGTCCTATCTATACAGAAAGCCCACCTGGAACTTGGAACGCCAACCTTGGATCAAGAACCGTGGTGTTTGCTCAGGGTGTGACAAATTCAAAAATTGTTCAAAAAGATATTGGCTATGCCAAGGCTAATGGTAGTGCCATAACAAGCAGGTTCAGACGAGACAATATTAAAATGATTAAAGATTATTCAGGAAAACTTATGGTTCATAGGATCTTACCTGAAGCAGTGAATATTGGTGCTATACCATTTTCAAGCAGCGACGAGATTGTAATCACTCCAAGCACAGGCACTATTAGTGTCACTATAGAAGGTGCTCAAAGTGTTGGACAAAGTCCTACTACTCAAGCAAGTCAAGCAATGACTTTAAACACTGACAATCCTTGGATACAAATGAATCAAAATAGTTATCGTGTCAATAGCATAGAGTTAGGTAATTCATCAAGCACAAACATATGGATGTGTAGTGCTACAACCTGGCAATTCACACAAGTCGAGGATGATCGCTGATGGCTACTTATCCTATTGGTGGTGGTGATGAACAAGGTTTATTAGAAGCTGTAAATTATGTTGCTTCAGGACCCAGTGGTCTTGGACAATATAATGTTGGATTTAATAAATCTACTAATGCTTGGATCACAGGCAATTTTAGATTGCCTTATAGTAATACTACTTTTACCAGAACTTATGTAGCACCCATCGCATTATCTACCAGTGAATGGCTGGATGATTTAACTTGGAAATATACATTTACCACACCGCAGGCTGTAGCACCTTTTACTATTGGTAATAACATCACGGTTAGTGGTGTCACGCCCAGTGATTATGATGGCACATTTAGCAGAGTTGGTGTTGTAGAATGTACTACTACTTACGTTATTGCCAGAGCGTCAGGTCCTTATCCTAATCCAGGAACTACAGGCACAGGAGGCACGGTAAGTTTAGAAGTAATTTATTTTGACTTTCCAACCACTGGTGATTACATTACAATATCCACAGATTGTAATGGTATTCTCAGTGTAGTAGGACCTGAAGATTATGTAAATTTGTCAGCGTTTATTACCAGACAAAATGCTTTAGGCATCAGTGGTAAAGTTGTAGAACCTGGCAGTAATGGTAATTTTGGATTCGCAGTTCAATTAAATAGATACAAGGCTTTTAATAGTGGAACTGCCGCTAACCCACAATACTTTTACGAATTCGATACCACGGTAGCAGAACAAACACAGCAGTTATTTTTAACTGGTGGTCTGGGACAAATATTGACTTTAAGTATTGATGCTACATCAGGAACTAAAGTTGATACAACACCAGCAGGATATTTTGCTACTATAGAAGCATTTCAGATGACTACTACTGGCACTGGAGAAAATCAAGCATTTAATATAGATTTGCCAAGTAGTGTGGCTGGAGCATATACTACTGCCAACACTACAATTGCTATTAATAATCCTGGCTATAATTTTGTGGCTGGAGATAAGATTACAATTCCAGGTGCCGATTTAGATGGTGTGACACCTACTAACAATTTAGTATTAAATGTTGTCAGTGCTACAACACTACCCAGTAGTATTTCGATTGATCCAACTACAACTTTTACCACGTTGTTAGATCATCCCGCACCTGGACTTTACTGGTATATTTTAGAATTCTTATTTCAACCGCAGGCAGGTGGCAGTGATGTTGTTTGGTATGTCACAGATATTGAAGCAGGCAGACGCAGTCTTACAGCACAACTGATTAAAAAATAAATAATACAATGAACAAGGACTTTGAATGAACAAGAATAATTTACCAACATTAGCAGAAATGCTGGCTAACTATGGCAGAGATGGTGACACCATATTAGCACACATCAATCCCGAAGAAGCGGCTATGCTTAAGCGTATGGGCGGCAGAGGCACTATCAATCCTCGAACAGGTTTGCCAGAATTTGCTTTTGCTGACGATAGTTGGCAATATGTAAATGCTGATGGTGGTGGTGATTGGAGCGATCCTGGTGGTTATGATCCTGGAGGTTATGATCCTGGAGGTTATGATCCTGGAGGTTATGATCCTGGAGGTGGTGTTGAACCAAGTCCTGGAGGTGGAGGTGGAGGTGTTGATCCAGGCTACACAGAACCAGTTTACACAGAACCAGTTTACACAGAACCAGTTTACACAGATCCACCTGCTACAGATCCACCATACACTGAGCCTGTTTATACAGATCCACCTGCTACGGATCCTCCGTATGTGCCACCTACTGAAGCACCTACAGAATCTATACCAGAGATTATTATTACTGGTGGTCCAGTTGAGCCTACAGATCCTCCAAGTATTGTTATTACTGGAGGTCCAGTGCCGCCAACAGAACCACCTACTCCAGAAATTACATTTAGTTTTAGTGCTATAGAACCTACTGAAGAAGTCAGTGAGATTATTATTACTGGTGATCGTCCAAGTAAAACTGAATTACCATCAGTGACATTTAGTTTTACAGAAACTTTACCACCACCAACTGAAGGTCCTATTATTCCTACAGAAGAAATCAGTGAGATTATTATTACAGATATTCGTCCTACTCCAAGTCCTACAGAAGAAATCAGTGAAATTATTATTACAACTGATAGACCAAGTAGAACTACAGAATCGTTTAGTTTTACTGATATGACGTTGCCTGAAATTATTACTGAAACAGAAGAAGTCAGTGAAATTATTATTACTGGTGATAGACCAAGTAAAACACAAAGCGTGACTGAAACGCTGACATTTAGTTTTACTGATATGACGCTGCCTACTTTACCACCAACAGATACACCTGAGATTCCAGAAATTATTATTACTACTGATAGACCTACTAAATCTATTATTGAAACTGATCCACCTACATTGTCGTTTAGTTTTACAAGTATGACACTACCTCCTGAAACGGAAACGGAAAGCATACCTGAAATTATTATTACTACTGATAGACCTACAAAGACTATCATAGAAACACTTCCACCTACATTGACATTTAGTTTTACGGATATGACGTTGCCTACTCTGCCACCAACAGAGCCACCTACAACGCCACCTCCAACTACGCCTCCACCTACAACAGAGCGTCCAACATTTACATTCAGTTATACTCCAACATTACCGCCAACGTTGCCACCTACATTGCCTCCAACAATTAGACCAACTTTGCCACCTACATTGCCACCTACACAACCTCCTCGTAATGGATTAGGATTGAACCCAGGTTTTATCAACCCCAGTGATTTTTATAATACCACGGATGTTGCTCAGAGTAAGTACAACTGGGGCAGTCACGGATATCAGGTTGGACCTAACTTTGATGACATTGCTTACAATCAAGCCTATGGCAGTGACCAACCTTGGGGATTACAACAACTTGCTAAACCATTGACAGGCAGTCAAATAGCAGATTTAATCGCAGGCAAAAATGTGCCACAGGAAGCAATAGCCAAAGCAAGTAGAAGACAAGCGTATAATCCAGCCAGTATGGTGACACCAAACGCTAACAACACTTATCAACTACCAACTATTCAGGCAGCAGGAGCAATAGCACCTACAACTGCTCCTACTTCTATTAGCCCTACTTCACAAGCACAACAAGCCGAGATTGTTAAACAACTTGGTAGTAATTGGATGGAAAGACAACAACGAGCAGCCGCCATAGGCGACTGGGAAACTTATAATCAAATTCAACAAACGGTGAATTCGATTATCAATCCAGTAATAGATAGATTCTAAATGATGCTAAATAATACAATACAAAGGAACCAATTATGAGTGGCGGAAAATCCAACAATCAAAGTTCAACAGACCCAAAACTAACGGCTGCTCAAGCAAGTCAGGTTGAGGCACAGAACAAATTCTTTACAGACACATTAGCACCTACATACACGGGTGCTGTTAAAGGTGCCACTGATGTTTATAATCAGGCAGCAGGTGGCGTGTTAAATGCCGCACAAAATCAAGCTGGAGCAGCCAGACAAGCCCAAGGTGCTTTAGGAGAAACAGGTGAAAGTGCTTTACGCACTGGTATTGGTGGATTACAGAGTTTATTCAATCCTGATTACGAAAAAAATCAGATTATGAGTGCTCTTGCTCCCGCACAAAGTCAATACCAACAAAATATTGCTAATCAACAAGCACAATTTGGTGGCACTGGTAATTTAGGTAGTGCCAGACAAGCCTTGGCTGGACAACAATTAGCTGGCAGCACACAAAGCCAAATGGCTAAAACTGCCGCTGACATTCAAGCACAGGTAGCACAACAACGAGCAGGCGTGGGCGGACAATTAGCACAATTAGGACAAAGTGGTATTGGTCAAGCCTTGGGTGCCGCTGGACAAGCAACTCAGGCTGCTATGACACCACAACAATTATATAATCAGTACGCTTCAGTTATATTTGGCACACCAGCAGCCAGTTATAATCTTGGACCAACTGGTAGCAACACTTCAAGCAGTGGTTCAAACATTGGCTTTAAGATTTAAGGAATAACGATGAATTATAATCCGTTAGACGACGAAGAAGAACGCAAAAGACGAGAAGCCGCTATAGCGGCTATGGGCGACAACGAACCTGTAGGCAGAGGTCCTGTAGATCCAAGTTTTATGGATACTGCTGGGCAATTTATTGGCAACAGAGTTGATTCTGCTATGAACAGAGTTGGACAGGCTGGTAATACATTGATGAATCCTCAAGCGGCTTTACAACAACGTATGGCTAATGAACAAGAACAAGAAGCAGCCGATACTGAAGTTAGAACACAAACTACTAAAACTTATGGTGATGGCAGTCAAGAACGAATAGTAAAAACACAGGTTCCTTCTGGTCAAGCACAACAACAAGCACAACAAGCACCTATGGGTGCTATGATGGGTCCTGTTGTTCCAAATAGTCCTGAAGCACAACAACAAGCACAGCAATTTGCTCAGGCAATGGCACAAGCACAACAACCAAACCGTGGATTGACAACACCTATCGCAGGTATGCCAGATAATTTATCTGCTCAAGGTGCTATTTCACCACAGGCAGCACAACAACGCCCTGTAATGGCACAATTACCACAGCCTGGACCAGCAGTTCAAGTTGCGGGTGCTACACAAATGCCACCACAGGCAGGACAAGTTGCGGGTGCTCCTGGTGCCAGTTTAGCACAGGCAGGTGCTCAGGCACAGGCACAAGCACAAGCACAGGCACAAGATCAAGAAAATGGTATCAGCCAACAACCCGCACCCTGGGTTCAGGCTGCCAATGATGCTGGAACTAATTTAACTAAATTATTTGATGTAGCCGCAAAACATCCAGAAAGCCGTGATATGATTATTGGCAAAATGGAATTAGCGTTAAAAAATAAAACCAAAGAAGATGAAGCAATGGATATTATAAAGGACGCTCAAAATGGCGGACTTAAAGGATTAAACAAACTTCAACAAGCAATCAGACCAGAAAAAGGCAAAGCCAAAGAAGAAGTCACGGTAAATGATTATCTTAAAGCATATATGTATAAGCGTTTGGGTTTAGATGCTATGGCTGCTGATGTTCAAAACAAAATTATTGGCAAAGATACAAAATTTGGACAAGTATCAATTGCTGGTCAAAATTGGCAAGTAGAAACCGATCCAAGCGGACAAATTATCAGAGCCAAAGATGATGAAGGAACTATTGCCACAGAAGCAACTTTAAATAAACTCAGAGCCAGCGGAGTTAAATCTGGTGGTCAAGCATATGGATTTACTGGCGAATCAAATACTATTCCTGTTGGTCAGCCTGATGCTGGTCAAGAATATCGTCAAAGAACTAATAGTGTTAGCGGTGCTATTGAAAATGTTATTACTACTGGTCCTAATGCTGGTACATTATATGGCGGACCTCCTGGTGCTGCGAAAAGTGTTAGCACGGCTTACGCTAAAGCAGTCAATCAAGCGTTTATTGACTCTGAAACTAAACCTACACTTGCGGCTTCTACTGAAGCATTGAAAAACGCAGGAATGTTGGGTGAAGACACTTATAATAGAACGTTGGAATCTATTAAACGCAGAGCACCAGATATTTTTAGACAAATTAGTTCAGGACAAGCAGGCACACCTCCAGCACCTACTGGCACTGGTGCTACAACTGGCGATAACGCTAAAATGTTGGATAGTTTAAACAGAGATTTAGAAGCTAATACTCGTGAAGTGTCACGATTACCTGCTAATGATCCACGCAAAAAAATATTAGCAGAAGAACGCACAAGAACTGAAGCAAGAATCGCAGAACTTGGTGGCAGAGTAGCCCCAAGCGTAGGCGGTGGTACTCCTGCTCAAGGTGGCGGTGATAGTTTAACTACAATAAAAGGCAAACAAGAAACTGCTGTTGCTATTGATAAAGCAAAACAACAATCCGACATCAACGTTGCCGAAGCCGCTAAAACAGAACGAGTTAAAGAAAACGCTAAAACTATTGATGCTAAATTAGACCAATTGACAAGTACGCAACGAGTGGCTGATGCTGGCATACAAAACTTACAAAGTGGTAATCATTTATTTGGTGGTGGAACAAATCAAATTGAATATTTTAGACAAGCAAATATTCCGCTACAAGAAAGAACTGCTAATTTTGGCAACACTCAGGCAATTCTTAAATTGGCTGCTACAGACAATTTGGAAACTTTATCCAAGTATATTAAACCATTGAGTAATAGTGATTTGGCATATATTGAAAAATTTAATATCAATGAACGTTCAAGTCCTGCCGAAGTTGAAAAATGGCTGGGACATTATTATCGTGCGGCTTCTGCGGCATATCAACGACAAGCAGATTTATATAACAACCCACAAGCCCCTGCTGGTAAAGCACCACCACCATTATCACCAAGTGGCGGACTCGCAAGTCAAATTCCAGGACAAAATCCTGCTGCGGCTTCATTGCCAATTCGAAAATTTAATCCAGCAACGGGAAGAATCGAATGACACAAAGAATCGAAGTACCTGGTATGGGTATTGTCGAGTTCCCAGACTCGATGAACGATGATCAAATTGCGGCTGCCATTAAACAAAATATGGCACAGCAACCGCCTGCGGCACCTAAACAAGAATCTATGTTTAGTGCTACAGGATTACCAGCCAAAGCGATGGGTGCTTTTGAAACAGGTTTATCTACATTAAGCGGATTAGCGGCTGTGCCAGCAAGTGCGGCTGCTGGTATTTACGGAACACTAACCAGTGGAAAATATGGAACCCAAGAAGGTATTAGAACTGGTGATGCGTTAGCCAGACAAGTTCAAGAAAAAATGACATATCGTCCTACTACAGAAAAAGGTCAAGAATATGTACAAAATGTTGGTCAAGCATTCGAAGCCAGTAAAATACCGCCAATTATGGCTGGTCCTATGGGTATGGTTGGTCTTGGCGGTGCTGGAGGAAATACTATTCCCAACGCAACCAGATATGCGGCTGGCAGAGCCGTAAATATACCAAAACAAACATATACTGGATTTACTGGAAGTTTAGGTAGTGCCGAAAACAGACTAATTGCCAAACCTGGCACTTTAGAAGCAGATATACCAGTTTATCAACGTCCAAGTGCGTTAGAACCTGCTGGCAATCAATATATACCCGATCCTGTATTACAACAAATGAGAAATCAACAGATTACTCCTGAACAAGCCCTTCAAGGAATGGAAAATTGGAATCCTGCCCAAAAAGCCGCATTAGAACGCACCAAAGGTATGGTGCCATTAGCAGATCAAAAATGGCAGGGTGTTGGTGAAATATTAGCACAACCATATCAAAGTTGGAAAACTGCTTTACCAAGTTTATTGGCTAATGTCGGTGTTCCTGGTTTAGCAGGCTTATATGCTGGCGGTCCTGTTGGTGCTGCCTTGGGTGTATTAGGAAAAATAGGCTTAAATACCGCACAAGCAATTAGAACTGGAAATAAAATTCGTGGTGCCAATGAATTAGAAAATGTTGGATTTACTCGTATGACAGATGCTGAACGAGCAGCATTAGCACAAGCACAAAAAAATCCACAACCATTAAGTCCAGGTCCTATGCCTACTGGTGGAACACCACCACAGACACCACCACCTGCTGGTGGAATGCCACAAACACCACCACCAGGTCCAGCACCTATGGGTGGAGCACCTTCTATGGCTGCTCAAACTCCTGCGGCACAAGCGGCTGCGGCTACAACACAGGCTAAAGTACAGCAAACTACTGGTGCGGCTGTTCCACAAGCAGAACCACCTATACCACAACCAAAGCCGCAAGCGGCTGCGGCTCCTGCTGTAGAACCAGTGCCGTTAGAAAAATGGGAGCAACAACGATTACCTCATAAAAATACACCTGTTATTGAACAAGCATTACAAGAAAAAATTGCCACAGATCCAAATCTTGCTGGTTTTGATAAAAATTATGTTGTTCCATCTACATTGAGACAACCAGTAAATGATTTTGTCACAGGTAAAACACCAAATATTGTAGCATATGGTGGACCTGGAACTGGTAAAACAAGTATGGCTGGTGAATGGCTGGCAAAAAATCCAGGAGGTAAAGTTGTATATTTGGATTCTAATAGTTTTAATGCTAAACGAGCAAGCGGTTTAATTGAAAGTAATAAAACCGCACCAGGAAAAACCTTGTATATTATTGATGAAGCAGATAAGTTTGGTAAAAAAATTAGTGCCGAAACTGGTGCCGAAACCTCAAATCCTGCCCAATTGAGGAATTTAGCAAAATTAAAAGACAATACAGCAAATAGTGTGTTTTTAGCAACTACCAATGATATTAAAAATATACCAGAAATGCTTAAACCAGGTAAAGGATTTACTTCAGTAAATGTAGACCATCCACTAACTCCTGCCGAACGACAGACATTTGCCTTAAATATTGCTAAAAAGTTTAATGTAGATAAAACTCCTGCGGAAATACAAGCAATAGCAGATAACCCTGCGTTAAAAAGTTTTAGGGATATTAAAAACGCTGTTAGTGAAGGTTATAGTTTGAAACGTCCACCATCATTTGGTAATGCTCCATTAAAAGGCAGAGTAGATTTACCTGACCAACTAACTACATTGATTGATAATTTTAATGATAACGCAACAAGTAAAAATGTTTTAATATTTGATAAAAGTGCGTTTAAGGCAGATCCTAAATTATCCGAAAAATTAAATAAGGCTCATCCCATTACTTCAATGACCGACGCTGACATTATTCCAGAAATGATGATTAAAGGTAGTGCTACAAGTCCAACTTATCGTGTAGTTATTAGAACTAAAGAAGATGCCAGACAATTGTCAAGTTGGAAAGGTACTTTGGAACGCTCTAACGAATATGAATTACCAACAAGACTTATTATTGAAGATCAATATGGATTATTAGATCCTGCTATACATAGTCGTGCTGAGATGGTTGATAAATCATATTTTACTAAACCAGCAGTAAATGCCAAAGCCGTAGATGTTGCCAAGGCAATACAACGTGGTGAAGATTTAGGTATTGTTAAATCACCTAAAACACAACCTGAAGTAAAATATAACCATCCTTGGGAAATGCGTAGAGCACTAACTGGCACTATGCCTACAGAACAATTAGAAGCGTTGATTAAGAAAACATTCCCAAAGTAAGGTAAATAATAGTATGAAAACAACTGAACAACTAACACAGGTCTTTTACGACAACTTCGTAGCATACTACAGAAGCCACGCTGCCCACGCAAATGTCACAGGCAGAAACTTTAGAAGCGACCACAAATTACTACAAGGTGTATATGAACGCAGACAAGCACAGATAGATGTCATAGGCGAACTATTACGCACATTACAAGAAATGATGCCCACTGATTTACAAGAAATCATTGAAAACTCAGAACTACCCACAGATGCTATAGAAGGCTCGGCTGATGAGTTGCTACGAATGGTTTTGGCTGATTTAGAACAATTATGCGGTTGCTTCCAAGAACTTAATGAAGTAGCAGAAGAAGATGAGCACGATGAGATTGCTAATTACGCACAAGAACAGATTTTAGATTTGAATAAGAGTATTTGGATGTTGAATAGCACTTTAGAATAAACGCTTGTAAGCGTATGACCCACGCACATCATAACCTGCCTTTTGGTGAAGTTTAAGAAATGCTTGTTGGTCATTACGCATAGTAGTAGAACAGACGATAGGACTTTGACTCAATAATGCGAAACCTTCCCATAATTGTATCATATCTTTTATTAGCATCACTCTGCTTCTACTTGTTAGGCGTAGATCAAGGTGTGCCATTCGCACCCCAACCATCTTATCGTCACTCCACGGAGCAAAATCGTTAGTCTTTGCCCAAGTGTAAGCAAGTAGATTCCCATTAGGTTCTACAGCAACGCTAAAGAGTTCGGTAGTAGGTTTATAGAATTGATTGATAATTGCCAAGGTAATATTTCGAGAATATGTAATTGGCTCAGGAGTAAAGATAGTATCTATTTCGGTTTGGAAGTTGGCTTCAGCCAAGGCTACAATAGCAGAGACATCTGTGCCTAAAGCTGGTCGCCAAATATATGAGTTCATTTCAGTTCCTTTCTGGTATTGTATATTTAATCTGTATAAATAATATTATGACAAATAAAAAAATTGTTCCAACAAAAGCAGATCCTAATCCCAAAGGCGTGAATGCCAAGGGTGGATATCGTCCCAATGCTGGCAGACCCAAAGGCAGCAAGGATAATGTCACGATCAAACATTTACTGGAAAATATCTATAAACAAACAAGTGGTAAAGATTACGAAGAACTATTGATTGAAGACTTTTTACAAGCCCGAAATCAAGGCGACAAACAGACCGTGATTAAGTACCATAATCTTATCTTAAGCAAGGTTATGAATACCCTGACTAAAATTGAAGTCAATGAACCCGCAGATGCGATTGCGGCAAAACAACTGGCATTTGCTGAAGCACTTGCCAAACTAACAGGCGTTAAGAACGTATAAATAATACTATGAAAAACGGACTATATGCCAATATAAATGCCAAGCGTGATAGAATCAAGGCTGGCAGTAAAGAAACAATGCGAAAGCCTGGTACCAAAGGTGCTCCTACAGCCAAGGCATTTACAGAATCGGCAAAGACAGCCAAACCAGTTAAAAGGAAAACAAAATGACAGATAAATTATCTTATGCTATCGGTGGTGCGGCTGCTAAAGGCTCACCAAACAAATTCAGTGGTAATCCTAACCAAAAAGGCAACCCTGACGCACTAATCAATAAAGGTCAAGGACCCAGAGGCGGTGGAACAGCAATGCCATACTGCGGACACGAAATGACCAAAGGTTCAAGTAATCCACAAAAGCGTCAAGCAGTCAGTGATGGACAAACTAAATCTATGCCTAATCTTGGCAGAGAAAAGTTTGACTTCGCCCGTGGTCCAACAAAAGGTAATCAACTATGACAGCATTTATGATTGCTGGCGGTGTCACCATAGTTGCTCAAGACGACACAGCCACAATAAGTTTGGATGAAGCAACAAATACCGTCACTGGTAATAAAAATATCAGTGTGCTAAAAATAGATAATCCAAGTTTAGATACTAATCTTGGAATTACATTTAGTTTAACTGACGACCCTGTCGCATATGATTTAAGCAACGCTGTTGTTGTTCCAGCCCAGGGCACCGTATTTGTTCAAGTTGCTGGTGCTAACAACACAGGTCCAGTATATGTTCGTAATACTGGCGGTGGTTCTGGCGGTGCTTATGTTCAACCAGTAATATTAGTAGGATAAAGGAAAAATTATGTCAAACCCACAAAGCAAACCAATCAATCAAAAGCGTGGACCTCAAACAGGCAACGCAGGCAACACTACAAAGCGTAATGCTTTTATGGATGCCAAATCAACTTCCAGCAGTGAGAAAGCAACTTTAGCCAATATGGTGACAAGTGCTTTAGAAATGCGTGGCAGAGGTGTAGCACCTAAAGTAAATCCAGCATTAGAAGGATTACACGAAAGAACTGGTCCTAAAACAAACCCAACTGCTAATGGTAGCAAACTACCAGCAAAATACAAAAAACCTACCACAAAAGGTTAAAGTAGTATAAATAACAGAGCAGTCCAAGACTGCTCTTGTTTTGTATAGTTATGAAAGGAAATTGAAATGATAACAAGCAATACAGATAGCCCTTGGGCAGATAAGCCCCAAGAACCAGTAGTAGCACCTACAACAAAAAAAGCAGTAGCCCCTAAAGCAGTGACCAACGCTGAATATGATTTAGAGGGATTGATGACTGACTTCCCCACAGCCAAAGAATTAGAACGATTTGTTTTTGACGAAACAGGCATCGTATTAAATTTAAAAGGCAGAGCAAATAAACTCAAATATCAGGTAGCAATGGATACACTTAACGGTGTGACTATTGAAGATAAATTCAAAGGCGATTTTAATCCTTATGTTGATAAGGCTGAGATGATTCCTGTAGATCCGTTGAAAGAAGTTCCACCAAAAGATCCAAACTTACCTGACCGCAATCAAACACAAAATATATTTTTATGTAATACGGTACCTCATCCCAATGATGAATTTAGAGCAAGAGATGAAAAAGTCAGTATCTTGTTCCGTAAATATAAAAATGGTATGATTAGTTATGAGTGTTTAGGTCCTGTTCATCAAGTTGAATCTGGTAGTAAAATTGACAAATATGGACGCACTCGTCCAGAAATTATTAAATGGGAAGATCCACGCACAGGAGAACAAACTATTGTCCGTGAAGATGGCACACTAACACCGCAGGGCAAACGCTTGCGTGGTATGATGATGACATTCAAAGTCAATAAATCAAACCAATGGGATGTATGGATTGACAGAGATTTTATCAGTCTTGATGATTCAGTTAAAAACAATCCTTGGGATTTGAGTAAATGACCGCACGTGAAACAGAGATCAAGGCAGCACAAGACGCTGCTCGATACAATGACACGCTTATCTTACAAAAAGTAAATGCCAGTCATCGTATAGCATTCGCTGACAAATACCCAGGTCAGGTAGAACATATACTTCGTTTAATCACTGAACGATTACAATTTGGTTTAACTAAATTAGAACACACCGACTTACAAAATCCAGATACTTGGATATTAGATTGTAAAGAAATCTGCGACCTTGCTCACGCTATGGCTGCGGTAAATTCTATACGCAATAATATAAAGGCTGTATAATGTTAGGACAAGATGTATTGATGGCAAGAGCACTACGCTACAGCGTGGATAAACACGGTCTTTCCACCGACGCATTAAAAAATATACCAGGTTCATTACAATCACAACTAATGGATTTGGCTATTACGGTGGCTGAAGATATGAAGTTTAATGGTTTAAAATACTTTAGACCGTTTGAACACCAGACTAAATTCTTTGCCACTGGCGAACACAGCAGACGAGGCATATTGGCTGCCAACAGGATTGGTAAAACCGTAAGTACTTGTTTTGAAACAGCCTGTCATTTAACAGGCTTGTATCCAGATTGGTGGAACGGACATAGATTTACAAGCCCGATAACTTGTATGGTGGCTGGCGAAGGTTGGTCACAGGTAGCATTAGTGCTACAGAATGAATTGTTAGGAACTCAAGATGTTAAGATTACTGAAAACCTGGGAACTGGTGCTATTCCTCGTAGTTGTATTGTTGTTGATACTATGCGAAATGATGGTGCCAATTGTATCGGTGTCGAGATTCGTCACACTTCTGGGGCTAATAGTTATCTTTTATTCGCAAATTATACTCAGGAGGTTCGTCAATTACAAGGTTTTAAACTTAATTTGGCAGTCTTCGATGAACAACCGCCTGATGATTTCTTCAGTGAGATTGTCACTCGAACGGCTACTACGCAAGGAAAGGTTCTCTGCTCATTCACGCCACTTAAAGGATTAAACGGACTTGTCAGTAAGTTCTGGAACAAAGAAGAAGGCTATAACTATATCAGGGTAAGTTGGGATGATTGTCCTGAATATGATCCTTGGGGACAGCCATTTTTACTTAAAGAAACAAGACGACAATTAGAACGAGATTATCTACCACACGAGAGAGAAGCCCGAATAGCAGGTAAGCCTGTAATGGGCAAAGGTGCTGTATTCCAGTTAAGTGATTGGGCAGCAGTGACATACAAAACTGGTGAAGTTGATTTTAACAGAATGCCAAACATTCAACGTGTTATAGCACTTGACTTGGGATTGGTCAATGACAAAACGGTGATCAGTCTAATGTATTGGGAACCAGTAGAAAAAGTTGCTTATTTACACAGACAGATTGTTATACAAGGCATTGAAGAAGCTGTTCCAACTCAGTATGTAAATCATTTACTCAGACCTGAAGTATTTGGCACACCTATCGTATTACCAGCAGATGCGGGAACGCAGGGCAGATACACTATGAGTAGCAGTAGTATTCGTGAGTTATTTGAAAGTTATGGTTTAAATCTATACGAGAAAGCCATTATGAATCCGCCTGACCAATATGGCAAGCAGAATAATCACAAAAGTTATGGTATCAACCAGATGCGACAGATGTTTGAAACTGGTGCTTTATATGTAAATGAAAATTGTACGCACTTCTTAACTGAAGCACAAAATTACTTCGTTGATGAAAAAGGCAGATTCAGTGATCCAGACGATTGTATAGATAGTTGTCGTTATGCGTTGATAGCAGTATTACAAGGCATAGCAGAACCTTTTGACGGAATGAACAGCCAGCAAAGAATGAGAGCACAACGTGATAGATATGTTAAATATAATGATAGTCAAAAACCAAGTTGGAAAAAGACATACACAGCAGAATAAGGAATTGAAATGAAGATTTTTATTAGCATAGCGAGTTATAGGGACCCGCTGTTAGCAAATACGGTTAAAGATGCTTACGATAACGCACACCACAAAGATAGTTTAGTATTCGGTATAGTAGATCAAAGTTATGGAATGGAAACATTTGACCCAAACTATTTTGCGTTTAAGAAACAAATTAGATATGTCAGGATAGAACCACATTTAGCCCGTGGTGCTTGTTGGGCAAGACATTTATGCCAGACATTATATAACGAAGAAACTTACTATTTCCAAATAGATAGTCACACTATATTTGACAAAGACTGGGATTTATATTTTATTGAGCAGTATAGACACATAGAACAATATCACGCTAATCCTGTTATCAGTAGTTATCCATATCCCTTTGATATTATTGACGGAGATTTAACTAACTTGAAAAAAGGACAAACCAGTAAAGATTGTATGTTGTTGGCTGTCAATGAAGAACATACATTTAAGAATGACAAAGAACAACACGCCAGTATTCGTGGAACTTACTTGGCAAAATATGAACCTTGTCACGCATTTTTAGTTGCTGGTGGATGTTTGTTTGGTCCTGGACATTTAGTAGAACGAGTGCCTTATGATCCGCATATCTATTTCAGCGGTGAAGAATGTAGTTATGCTTTAAGACTATGGACACACGGCTATAACTTATTTCATACTTGTAAGATGCCAGTGTATCATCAATATATTGGTAAGTATAGAAACAAGGCTTGGGCAGATAAAATGATTGAACCGCATACGCAGACTAAATGGCACGAATATAGCACGGCTGGTAAAAGCCGTAGTTGGCGTGTGACTACAGGTAAAGAACTTGGTATCTATGGATTAGGCACTAAACGCTCACTTAAACAATATATTGATTTTTGTGGATTAGATTACATCAACCAAAAATATACTGACAAAAAAGTAGCAGAATTAAATTATAAGGACCCAATATGAAATACACCAGAGGAAATGTTAGTACAGACAGAGAATTTAACCGTCCAAGTATTCCAGCCATTGTTGCTTGGTATGACGAAATAAAGTTAGAAGCAGAACGCAGTGGTTATCAAGCATATTTGACTGGTAGAAGTTTAACTGACATCAACGCTACTATGGATGTTGATGTTGTATTTACAGGCAAAATGAACATAGATGCTGTAGAGCATTTATTGATTTCCAGTGTAGTCACAGGCTTTAGGCATAAATTATTGATAGATGCTCGTTGGCAAAATGTCATTGAAACAGCAGAATATAAAGATGGTAAGATTACAATTTTGCCCACTGAGTTTGTATTCTTAAACTATCACGAACACGACAACGGACAAGGACGCAAGGTTATCAATGATTACAGATTACATCCTGCTTTTAAGGCAGTCAATGACAATTTAGTTGGCAGCACATATCAGCGTATGGCTAAAAAACTTAAACCACATTTAGAACAATATATAATGAAACACGGCAAACTTGCCTACTTACCTTTAGGAGCAACAGAATGAAACAACCAGTGACACCACATCCAGGTAGAACGCCAGAGGCAAATATTACCAACAGAGAAGATTACAAGTTGGACTTATCATTACGAAAGCACAGCGAAGATCAGTATGTATTAAAGATTAAAAAATACGTGCCAGAATTAGGATGGAGAGAATTCTTTTTTATGGTCAGTCCAGAAGAACTGGATAGAATACGCACAGCATTAGATTTAGGAGAAGCATATGGGAAAAGGAAGTAATCGCAGACAGGAAGATGTTAAAAAGGTCAGGGACAACTGGGACGCAATATTCGGAAAAAAAGACAGAAAAGAAGAAAAGCCTAATACACCATTGCCTAATAATAACGCTAAATAATACAATAAACTAAAGGTAATTACCCAATATGTTAGACATAAAAAATACGATACTTCCAGATATCAATAAGAACGTAAAACGCAACGCTAACTTCGTGCGTTTGAAGAATTTATTAGATACAAAAATGGCAAGTTTCTTACGCTATTTGGCTACTAAAAATGCTGTGAATAGAAGTGCCGACTATCACTATCTATGCTTGGCAGTGACAAACTCAACTGCTCCTGTAAATGGCATTGATTATATTCACCCAACCGTAAAACCAGTTGTAGATTATACTACAGCGGTTATTGCCAAAGGGCTAATGCCAGGTGGCGAAATCAATTTTGAATTCGTAGCCGACGGTGAAGATGATGAAATAGCGGCAAGACAAGCCACGGATATGGTAAGTAAGGTTGTCAATCAGATGAACGATCCACACTTTATTCTTGAGCGTTGGATTATGGATGCTAACTTACACAAGAATGGTATGATGATGATTAAGCCTGTCAGAGAACAAATCGTCCGTTATATAGAAACAACTGGTACTAATGATCAATTACGAGCATTTGAACAACAAGCAGCCGAAAGTGGTTTAACAGCATTACGCCAAAGCAAACGACAAGTTAGTATTGATATGGAAAAGGCTATGGCTGAAATCCAACAAAATCTTGGTCCTGAACGAGCACAGATGGGTAAAGACCATTTAGAAGGTGCTATGGCTGGTTTTGCCGAAGGCGAAGAATTAGTAGATCAAGAAGATTTAATGAACATCAGCGTTGATGCTGAAAAATCAGTGTTAGATGACGCTGTAAGTAGAAACACTATATACAAAGCCAAATACAAACTAACTGGTTATAGTATCAACATCAAATTCCATCCTATTGCTCAACACTATTGGATCTGCGATCCAACGGTGCCTGAAATTAAAGATCAACCATTCTGCGGGTATTACGACCCAATGACCATACAGGAAACTATGGAGTTGTATCCTGATATCAATTTAGAAGAATTTAGACGACACGCTGAATACAACCAAAGCGGTGCGTATCAAGCGGGTAGTGTATTAAACAACTTGGCTATTCACGCCCGAGATAGTGTGCCTGTTATGGGCTTGCCTGTTAGCAGTGGTGCCAGCCAAGACGAAGATGCCAGAATCGTATCAGTGGTCACGGCTTGGAACCGATTTGACATTGACGGTGATGGTGAGTTAGAACTTATTGAGATTATCTATAGTGGTTCATATATTATCAGTGCCAGAGAGGTTGAGTTTATTCCTGTGGCTAATATGTGTCCTCGTCCCTTACCAGGAAACTTCTATGGTATGAGTGTAGCAGAATCAGTGGTTCCTGCCCAAGAATATAATACTTCAGCGGCAAGAGCAGAGATTCAGTTAGGCTTACTAACAGCAACTCCACGCATAGGTGTTAAACCTGATAGACTGGATTTTGAAATGCTACAAGATGGCGAAAGTGCTATCTTTATTTTGGACAGCAAATTTGATCCTGCTAAAGACATTTACCAAATTCCTCCACCAAGCGGAAACTTGGCGTTTTTGGAAACTGCTATGGAACGTATTGCCAAAGACACAATGGCATTGGTTGGTATGACACAGCCCACAGATGTATTCAATCCTGAAGTTATGGCTCCTGGCAATAGTGGTATTAAACTACAAATGGCTCTTACACCTAACCAAATTATTCAGGACAATATTGTTAGAAATGCTGCCGAAGGACTTAAAGAAGCACTATGGTTAGTATGGAGAACATTGATACAATATGGCGATGATTATGGTGTTAAAAAGTTAGCATCAACATTCCACCCTGACAAGAAAGCAGAATATCTTGATTATTTGGCGTGGGACGATATGAACTTCTGCGAGCGTAAAGAAATACATTTAGAATTAGCGGTTGGTATGATGAGTGAAGAAAATGCTTTGGGTAGATTACAAATCATTCAAAAGTGTCAGGCTGACTTGTATGCTACAACGCAGGCTATGGTCACTGCTGGTACTCTAACACCAGAAGTGTATAAAAAGGTCAAGAAGCCTTTTGCGGACACTCTGTATGTTTTAGGTGTCAAGGACTGCGATACTTACTTACCAAGTGATGAAGAAGTCCAAACTATGATTAGTGCTGGTGCTGAAGCAATGAAGAACAGAGAACCAAGCCCAGAAGACAAGAAACGCTTGGCAAGTGCGGCATTGGATGATATGCGAGCAACTCAGATTAAAGCCGAAATGGAAGGCACTGATGCCGAAAGCCAATTAGACTATATGGCATTAGCACAAGGAACTCCTAAAGTATATAGTTAAATAATATAAATAAGTTATGATAAATGACAACACGGTGGAGTTTTACAACTCCAGATTAAATATAGATTTGAGCAGTTTGAAGAACCTAAAGCCAGAACAGGCTGATAAAGTTCGACACTATGGATCACAGGCTGAGAACTTGTTAAAGAACAAGGATTTGGCTATGTTTATACACCATTTTAAGTTTGAAGTGGCTGATGCCTTGGGTAATATCAGGACACACACTCCAGATGACAATGCCGAACGAGTTGCGTTAAGTAATCAACTTGTAGGTATTGACAATTTTGTAAGCAGCCTTAAACGGGCGGCATACTTAAAAAACCGTATTGGTAATACTAACGAAGTACCCGATACTAATTAAAGGAAATTAAATGACAGATACGATTAGCCCTAACACCCCTCAAGGTGCGGTCACTGAATCAGCAGCAGTTCCGAGTATGGACTCAATAGCAGCGAAAATGACCGCAATGAAAGAAATGACTTTGCGTAATCAAATTGGTGCTACCAACCCGACTGCGACAGGAGTAGATGATGAGGCAGAACAATCATCAAGCCCTGTGGCAAATGATACGCCAGAAATTGACGATACTGAAGATTATAATAGCGATGGCAGCGATCAAGAAGCAGATGCCCCTGAAGAGGTAAGCACTGGTAGTAATGATTCATTGGCAGACGAACTTATTGACTTTGTAGAATTTGCGGAGACTAATCCCAACGCTAAATTCAAGTTTGTAAAAAACGGCAAAGAAGTAATTATGGATGCCAAAAAAGCGGCAGCAATATTAGGTCAAGGTGGAGCAATACACGAAGACGCAAGGCAGTTAAAGATAGAACGAGCAGAGTTTGACGAGTATCTACAAGAGACACAAGCCAGACAAGAAGGTTTAACTTTAGCAATGGAATTTACCGTTCAGCCAAAGCTACAGGCAGCGTATGATGAGATTGTAAAAACACAAAATTATCAAACAACGTTCCAACAGCAATTGGCAAGAACAAGTGATCCTGCGGTAGCCGCAAGGATACAGGCAAGTATGGCACAGAATGAACGCTGGATACAGCAACAACAACAGGTTATATCACAAATTAAACCTGCTATTGACCAGTTCAGGCAAGTGCGTAGTCAGCAAGTATCCGAACGATTAGACGCAGCCCGACGAGGATTTACAGACAAAGAGTTGAAAAACGAATATGTCTATAATGAAGTCAGGGATAAGGTTAGCAAACTTTGGAAGAATGCTAAAGATGAAATCATTCCAGGTGTTCCTAATATAGACCTAATCAGTAGTGACGAAGCACTTTTAAGTCTCGTCCGTGACGGTCTTCGCTACAGAGATAAGCCAACGACAAAATCCGCAGGTTCTTCTATGGCAGCATTGACTAATCGCAAAGGCACTTCTTCAGGGAAGGGCAACAACGATGAAATCAGCAAACTTCGTGAGCAAGCCAATAGAGGTGATAAAAAAGCCTCTGATAACCTTTTAGTAGCACGACTACAGAGTATTCGTAGCGGAAGAGGTGGAAGATAATAACCATTATTAAAGGAAAATAAAATGGCAGAAATTACAACATCCCAAATTGGCAATGGCACAACACTACCTTATAGTGCTGATATCGTTGTTAAAGATTTAGACCTCGACGTGTCTAATCGTGTCAAGGACGACACGCCCGTACTCAATATGTGTATGAGCAAAAAGCGTAAAGTAAATTCTACGCTACCACTATGGACTGATGACATTTATCGTGCTCCTCAAGTTCAAGCACAGATCGAAGGTGCCACGGTTTCTACAAGTCAAGCAGAGAGCAATCAACGCTATAACTTGGGCAACTACACGCAGATTTTCAGCACGGTTATTGCCGCTTCTGGAACTGCCCGTGCCGTTCTACAATCTGGTGGCGACCCCCAGGCGTATCAGGAGGTAAAACAGCTAATCGAATTGATGTTCGACGTTGAGCAACAATTAGTTCGTGCCGACCAAATCGGAACGAAGTATGCTGGTCAAAGTGGTACAGCAAGCGGTTTGCCAGCAGGACAAACAGGTCGTCGTATGGGTTCATTAAACTCATTCGCAGGCACTATGTCTTTCAACACAACCAGTGGTAGTTTGAGTGGTTTAGATACATTCTTCAATAACGAAGATACAGATAGTTCTACTCAAATCAGTAATGCCCTTCGCATTTATGCTAATGGTAATTACTACTATGGTGGAACATTTACTCCTCAGTATTTTAGCCCAGCGTTATACAAGCAATTGGTCACGGTTGCTGAACAACGCTACAATGCTAAAATTCGCACGGTAGTTGCTCCAACATCACTACGCACTTCATTGAGCGATAATATGCCTCAGTCAAGAGGTATCAATCGTGTTGATTCAGCACGTGGTGACACTATCCAAACTTATGAGGGTGATTTTAATTACACTTATGAGATTTTCGATAGTTGGATTATGGACCAAGTAAATGCTAACAGCATCTACTTCCTAAACGAGGACGTTCTCCAGTGGGGATCTTTACGCGATTTAGGTCCTAACAATGAAGTATTCTCTAACGCTGATGCGTCATTGGATCAATTCATTATGGAAGGTACATTGATCGTTCGCAATCCAGCAGGCGTAGGTGTTCTAAACAACATTCAAGCAGGTACTACAGCACAGAGTTCTTTACCTGGTGCTCGTGCTTCAGTATTGGTAAGTCGCACAAACTTCGGTCCTGGCGACGTCACACCTTAAATCTTTTTAAGATTATAAGTGACAAGGGCAACTTCGGTTGCCCTTTTGTTTGGCTAAATAATACTATGAACGACATAAATCAACCTGAATATCTGGACGATAACGATCCAGAAAAAAACCACGATTACTGGAGACAAGATCACGGTGGTATAGTGACTACGCATAATGGCGTGGCTGAAAAACTACTGGCTAATAACAACGACTTGTATAATAGTATGAAAGGTGATTGGAAAAGAACTGATACTAACAAGAGTGGCAATATGATTGTGACTACTGGCAGAGAAGATGGTAAGTTTTACATTAAACGAGAACAACAGAATACTGACGAAATTAAACAGCGTGTAAAGAACTATAGACACGCTGCCGAACTTGGTATTCCAGACCCTATGGCACCTATTGGTGAAGATGGAAAACTAACTTACAAGTGGATGGATTTGCCTACGGTTATAAGTATTCGTATCAGTGACCAATATTTTGATGGTATCCCTTGGAACGCCATTAAGAATGACAGAACACTTAAAGCCCAGTTTTACAGAGTTGTTCAACAAGAATACCCAGAATATGTGACATACCCAGGTGGTAAATTGCCTATTCCCATAGATGTGCCTTATCCTACAAAAAAAGGCGAGAAAAAATATTTTAGAGGACATTAAAAATGTTTGTAATACCCACCGCTGACGACCTTGTGACATTCATCAAAGACTTTACTGGTTCTACCAATGACGCAGAAATAAAGAAATGTATTTTTATGGCAGAAATGTCAATGAGAAATATCGAATTACCAGCATTACGCTGTGATCCTTACGCACCTGAAAATATTGGTATAGCGGATCAAGATGGTAGAGTGCCAATTCCTGGTGATATGAACAAGCCTATCCTGTTCTTCCAACAAGGAGCACAGGTCACTACCAGTGCCACAGCCACAGGAACTATAAGTCAATTTACTATTACATTGACTTCTACTCCAGCCCAGACTATACAGAATAATATGCTGGTGTCAGGAACTGGTATTGCCACTGGTGCTCAGGTAGTGAATGTCACTGGTGGAGGTGGCAGTGGTTCAGTAGTCACTTTAAGTATTGCTAACACCGCAGCGGTGTCAGGTACTATTGTATTTGCTACTAACGCTAACAACAGCAACCAAAGCGGACCTTGGATTGTCTATGACAGAATTGGTGATAGAGATATTATTACTCAGGGTATGCTTGCCCAATTGTATTTGACACCTGTAAATGTGCCAAATGTTATTCGTGGTAAATTCAGTGAAGTGGCAAACAAATATCAATTTTTGCCGTATGTCGCTGAAGGTAGTCTTATCAATTTATACTACTATCGTGCTTGGCAATTGTTATTTGCTCCACGCAGTGATGTATTGGTTAGTGCTACTGGTAGTGTAAATCCTATTAGTGGCACAGGACCTTGGACTATTGCTATCACTGGTATGACAGATATCAACGGTTTAAATGTCGGTGATCACATTACTGCCACAGCAGGAACAGGTAGTCTGGGCACTGGCTTTACCACTGCTATTGTCACACAACTAACTTCAAGCACTTCAATTCGAGTTGTAGTCACTGGTGGTACAAGCCCCCAAGGTGGCACAATAACTAATGTCAGTATTACAGATTTAACGGTTCAAAGCAACCAAGTTCTACAGACCTGGGCAGAAGGCTATGTCTATGCTACCCTGCGTGAGTATTACATTAAACGACACAATGCTGAAGATGCTCAGGTATATGCTCAAAAGTTTGAGAATGCCTACAACATCGTAGAAGATCAAAACAATTTAGGTAAGTGGAGTGGCGGACATACTAAACTAACTTCAGTATGGCAACCTCGTCAATACAGAAACTTCGCTTACAAATAAGGATAACCAATGGCAAACAATAGTTCATTATACGGTGACAATACAAACAGCCAGGGAGCAAGTCCCAGCAATTATACCACTCTTTATAGTGGTGGCACAACACCAGTGCCAGGTGGTGATAACGTTGTTATCACAGGCACACTCACGGTCAATGGCTGTTCAATATTCACAGATTGTAGTGCCTTTAATTTATTCCCGCAAAATGCCAACACATTAAATATTGGTTTAGAATCTACTACACTTGCCTTGGGTGCTACCACAGGCGTGACCACGGTGCGTAATCAATTGGCTACTGCCGATTATAGTTTTCCCACAGCAGATGGTAGTGCCAACCAAGTATTGATCACCAACGGTGCTGGTGTTTTAAGTTTTGCTAATGCCAGCAGTTTGCCTGGTATTGTCACAAGTATCACTGGCACAGCCAATCAGGTTATTGCCAGTAGCCCAACTGGTGCGGTGACTTTGAGTTTGCCGCAGAGTATTGCTACTACGAGTAGTCCTGTATTCGCAGGTGTCACTGGCGGAAATGTCACGGTTGGCATTATAAATGATAATACTATATCAACTATCACTGGTGATTTGACTATTGATAGTGCCAGTGATTTGGTAAAGGTTGATGCTACTACTTTTAATGTCAATAGTAATAATTTGTTTGTCAATAACAACAGAGTTGGTATAAACAATAATGCTCCTGATTTTGAACTACATTTAGATCAGGGGCAGGATAGTCTTACACAATTTGGTATGACTAATAATGAACGCACTTTTATTATCAGTAATAACGGTGCTGATGATTTGCTGAGTTTATACTATGGTGTTATTCCTCCAGCAGGCGACAACAGACTACAATTTAATTTAACAGATCAATGGTTTAACACTGGCAAACTTGGTGTTGGCACGGCTACACCTGCCTATGAATTAGATGTCAGCGGTACTGGTAGATTTACCAGCAATCTTATTGCCACTGGCGGCATACAATTAAATGGATCAACCAGTGGGTATAGTAATATTATTCAACCTGCTACTGCGGCAAATATTCAATATGTATTGCCAAATGCTCAAGGTGGTAGTTCAACCGTTTTAACAAATGATGGCAGTGGAAATTTATCGTGGGCATTGCCTGGAGGTGGTGGATCAACTTTTGGTAATATCACTATCGCTGTAGATACTGACAATACTATATCTACTACTACAGGTCCTTTGCTTTTAGCCAGTGCTACGGGTGATGTAAGTGTATCATCAAAGTTAGGTATCAATACTTCGACACCAGGTCAAGAACTTACTATCAGCGATGGCGGTGATGGTTATGTTCAGTTGGGTATGATCAACGCAGAACGATTATGGGTAGTGACTAATAACGCTGGTGATAATATAATATCATATAGTGTTCAAGAAACTGCTGGACCTGTTGTAAATAGACTTCAGTTTGATGCCACAGGAGGTGATCAATGGTTCCCAAGTGGCAGACTGGGTGTTGGCACGGCTACTCCTGCCTACGAATTAGATGTTCAGGGTAGTGGTAGATTTACAAATAATATTATTGCTGGCACCAGTTTAACTTTACTTGGTGCTACCAGTGGTTATAGTAATTTTGCTCAACCATCAGTTGCCGCAAATATTGGCTATACTTTACCCTCGGCTCAGGGTCTGGCAAACACCGTTTTAACCAATGATGGCAGTGGTGCTTTAACCTGGGCATTGCCTGGTGGCGGTGGAAGCACATTTGGTAATATCACGGTGGGTGTTGTCACTGACAATACTATATCAACTACCACTGGTGATTTAGTTTTAGCCAGTGCTACAACTAATATTGACGCCAGTTCTGCTATTATCAACGCAAATGGTTATACTATTGATGGCAGAGGCACTACAGATAGTAGTTCTACTACTACTACCAGCACAGCCACGGTGACACTAAACAATACAACCAGAAATGGATTAAAGTGTCTTATCAGTGTCGTAGATAATGTCACCAGTGCCAGACATATTGTAGAAGCATTGTTATTAGAACAAGGAACTACTGCTTATATTACAACATACGCAGAAATGTATTCAAGTGCCGCATTAGCGACATTCTCGGCAGTTATTAGTGCTGGTAATTTAACATTACAGGCTACTCCTGCTTCAGCAAATTCTACTACCTTTACGGTAATCAGAACAAGTATAAACTAACATAAGGATTGTGTGAATTATGTCAAACGAAAAATTCAAAGTTAAATTCGGTCTTGCCGTAGGCGATACCGCTGCCACAATAGATGGTACAACAGGTAATATTGTCACTAATGGTGATATAGATATTAAAGGTGGAGACATCACCAACACTACTGGCAATTTAACATTGAACAGCAGTAGCGGAACTATTATATTAAACAGCAATGGCACACTGGGCGTGACCTTACAACCAATCACAGGTTTTAATCCAAATGCCGACTTTACAGGTAATATCGTCAAAGGTGCTATACGCACTGGTGCTGGTGAAGCCAGTGGTAATGTATATGAATTTTTTGGCGGTGCTAATCCTTCAACTGGTATCAGCATCGACAACACAGACAAACCTGCTGATAGAACCAGCATAGTTTTAAGAAACTATGGTGCGAGTTTAAGTGGTGGTTTGCCTCGTAATAATATTATTATGGAAGCAGCCAGAGGAAGTGCGGCAAGCCCAACGGCTGTTCAAAACACTGACAATTTAATGGAAATTCAAGCCACTGGTTATACCAGTGCTGGATGGCTCAGTGATCAAAATGTCAGCGGTGTTCCTGCTCCAGCGGGTATTGTTAGAATACGAGCCGCTGAAAACTGGACAAATGGAGTCAATAATGTAGGAGCAACTTTTCAAGTCGTGCTACAACCCACTGCTACCGCAATGACAGCGGGTGGTGGTAGTTTGCTTGCCAGTTTTATCAACAATCCACAGGCAACTACTATTAGAAGTGATAGTATTTTAACTCAAAATAAAGCAGGAACGCAGACAACTTCGTTGGACAACATTGGACAATACAGAACATCAGGTAGTTTAACTGCCTTGGGCACAACAACTTTTAACAGCGAATTGGCATTAAACGCAGTCAGTGAATTGTTAAACACTAACACAGCGGCTGGAACAAGTGTTGCTATTCAAACTAACTATAGACCAAGTAGTGGTAGTGCTACATACTCAGTGCCGCAGTCAGGTAATAAGTTGGGTAATTTCCGTTTTAATAGTTATAGCGATGCGGCTGGTAGTTATGTATTGGCTAACCAAGTAATTGCTGAAGCCAGTGAGAATTGGACACCGACAGCCAACGGCAGTAGAATCTCATTTTTTGCCAATAAACAAGGACAGAGTTGGACAACAGGTCATACTAATGTAGGACTTTTTAGTCCTGAAATTACTACTTTGGACGCTACAACTATTACATTAAACAGCAACGGCACTCTGGGTTTTACATTAGAACCAATCACTGGTTTTAATCCAAACGCTGATTTCACTGGTAATATTGTCAAGGGTGCTATTAGAGATAGTACTGCCAAAGCTAATGGTGATATCTGGCAGGTTGTCGGTCCTGCTGCTCAAACAACAGGTATTAGTATTGATAACACTGACAAGGTTGCTGATAGAACAGGTATAGTTCTGCGAAATTATGGTGCCAGTTTAGCAGGTGCCGTTCCCAGAAATACTATCATAGGTGAAGGTGCCAGAGGCACGGCTGCGGCTCCGTTAAACTTGAACTCTGGTAATAGTATTATTGATATTATTGCCAATGGTTATACCAGCACTGGCTGGGCTACAGATTTGGTCACAGCCCCTGGAATTATGCGTTATGTCACTACCGAAGCCTGGAATAATGGCAGTAATAATGTAGGCACTGGTTTTCAAGTTTTAACTTTACCCACGGCAACTGCTTTATCTACTACCAATCTTCAAACAACTATCAGTGCTAATCCGCAGACATTTAATACCAGAAGTGATTCTTATAACTGGAGTAAAGGCAAAGCCTTTATTGGTTTTGGTAGTGTTCCTACTATGATGACCTTAAATGAAAATGGTGGCAAGGTTGGTTTAACGGTAAGTCAAACTCGTGCTACCACAGCCAGTGATTTTGCGTTAGTGAATTTTAATACACAGCGTAGCACTGATGGTATAAATTATACCCCGACACAGAATAATGATATTTTAGGTTCATTTAAGTGGAACGGTAATGCTTATACCAGCACAAGTCCTGGGGTTCCTGCTGGTCCAGGTGCGGAGGTTATTGCTAAAGCCACAGAAAATTGGACAGCCACAGCCAACGGAACCAGATATAACTTCTTTTGTATGAAGACTGGCACATTAAATTCCTATGACACATTTGGTGGCAACCCAGATAGTTTTTCGATAAACAGCGATATTATTACATTTAAGAATTTTGATAGTTCAGTGACTCGGGCTACAATAGATTCAACAGCGGCTACATTTACGGTGCCAGTGACAACTGAAATCACTACAACTACAATCAGTGAAGGCACGACTTATACACCAGCAGCCACGGTGGATAACAACATCAGTGTTCAAATCAATACTTTGGCAGGTGGAACTACGGTCATTGACCTGGCAAGTTTAACTGGTAATAACCGTGGAGCAAGTTATAACATTTTGGTGTTTAACAATACTGGCAGTGGCACACCTATACAAGTTAAAAATACCAGAATCAATACCAATAACTTGATGACACATACTATTACCACAGGTAATAGAATTATTATCAATGCTTATATTGTTGGCGACTACGCCACAGCCACACATTTGAATGTAGCATAATATGGATAACTTCAAAGAAACCACGCTCAAAGGGCATATACACTTATGCGAACTACGCTATAAGAATTTAGAACAAAGGTTAGATAATGTCGAACAAAGGCTTGCTCAGATTGAAAACAAAGTCGGTGACTTGGGTAGTCAGATCCAATCAAACTTACTTGAGATTAAACTTGTATTACAAAAAGCCAACAACAGGAGGGATGTTCAGATTATTGCTACCCTGGGAACTATAGCCGTGGCTATAATCGGCAGCGTGGCAGTATGGTTAAATAGATAATGCGAAAAAATAAACCAAGTTATTGGACTTACTTACAAAGTGTCAAATATCAGTTCCCAGATCCCAGAATACGAATTGCCCGACAGATTGGCTGGCAAAAGTTCAATGGCAGTGAAACTTCATTCTCATTACCAGAGCCTGATAACTATAACCGAGCCGTGATCACAGATAAACTCGTTGAATGTACGTTCGTTGAGAACCAAGTTATGTATAAAACCCAAGACGGTTGGGTATGCGTGATGTTGGTCGATGAAGAACTATCAGGAGAGTATTCAGCGTGGCTGGAACGCTTAAAGCCCGTGGCATATTGGCAGCATACTAATCCACCAATATTAAGAAAACACAGGCTATTACCGCTATAACTGGCAGGTTGGCATAAATAGTATTATGAATAAAGAAGATATTATACGCTGGTTCGCTGGATTATGTCCTACCATCGAACTGGATAATGGTAAAATATATTTGGACAACGATCACTTACTGGTTTATTTGGAACCTAAAGATGGTAAAATAACTTTGGGCAGTGAGATACACGATGCCAAGGCTACTTACCTGATTGGTGATTACGATTACGAGACTGACGACAAGCTGATAGCAGTTTGGAGTGAGTTTATGGATTTGAACAATGACACACCTCGATCTATTAGCACAACTTTATTTGGCGTTTAAGAGCGACGATTGGGATTATGCCCAACAACTCCAACGTGAATACCCAGAACTGGCAGCAGAAGTATATGGTATGGTATTACGAGCAGAGAGTGAGATAGAGTTTAATAAGTTAGTGGATGACTTGACTAAATAATAATGTAGTAGCACACTTCGAGTCGCAACGACCTGAAGTATCCTCAATATGTATATATCCCTTTCTACAAGGCTACTACATTAAAGCCCCGATTATCGCCATTTTCGGGGCTTTTTCTTTTTTGGCGAAATAAGTCTCAGATTTACCAACAAATAACAGAAGACAGAGATAAATAGATGTATAGTTAAGAAAGGATATAAACTATGACAACACTAACATTATGGTGGAAAAGCAACGCTGACGTGGCAGAGGAGCAACAACAGCAGACAATAACGGACTATACGCCTGAGCAGGTCAATGAGATTGAGCAAGAGCAGGAAGATGAGGACGAGTATTTGGAGATGATGGCATAATGACTACACTCTACACGTTATTCTTTGAAGCGGAACCAGATAATCCAGTGGTCTTTTATGTCGGGCATACCAATGATGTAGATAGACGCTGGGCAGAGCATATCAATAACGCTTTTAATGAAAATCATCAAGAGTATGAGACATACAAGTATCGCTGGATAAGAAGCTTAAAAGATATGGGTATCGAATGTCAGATGGATGTACTACACGAGATAAGCACAGACGATGACACCGAATACGAATGGATCTTAAAGATTGCCAGAATGAACCTACGATTGGGTATAGAGTTCTATGATGGTTATCCCTTGACAAATATGAAGGCTGGTGATTTATTGACAGAACTGATAGCGTGTAAATACGTGACCACTAAAGAAGATATTACCAAATACAGACAGGCTAAAAAGCATACTATCACTTATACTAAAAGCGATGGCACAGAGGCTGAGAGTTATACAACCAAAGGGGCAGCGATCATCGCTGACTTACACAGACAGGCAGATGCGGCAAGAGCCGAAAGACACAGACAGAGTATTAAACAGATTGCCAGACAGGCACAGCAAAAGATTGACTTACAAGATCCAGGTAGAACAGCGAAGTTAAAGCAACAAACCAGGGATTTATTGTATGCTGATTTATTGGCAGGCTGTATTAAATGGCAGGAATATAACCAAATGATGTATGATTTACACGGAGGTTATGAGGCTTGGACAGAGACAAAGCCTCAACTATTGATAAGAAAGGACAAGTGATGACTGAATATGAAGGATTGATGATAGACATATTGAAAAAGATATGCGAGAAACTGGATGACATAGCCAGAGTTATTGATGAAAGGAATTGATATGAAAGATATATTATTAGAGCATCAAGAGAACTGGAGGTATTGTAGAGTTAGAGCAGGAGAAAAGAAGCCATATCCAGCAGATTGGCAAAATAATCCGCTACGATTACACGAAGT